TATGATGATACAGAGCTACCTCTACCTACGCCCCATACAATATTATTCTCACGCATAAAGTCTACAAGATATATCATATACTGTAGCAAAGGCTTCATACCTCTGCCTTCAAACTCTGCAAGTTCTTGAGCACATCTTGCTGTTTCTTCTTGTGTAGTACATTTGTCCAGCACCCAATTATGTACATTAATGGCTTTGTATGAGTCGGGCATGAACCATTCACTTTGACACACACCGTCAAAAGTCTTTTCGTCTACATCTAATGGAATATACTTTTGTAGTTTGTCAAATCCTTGTTCTTCCATAGCCTCATTAAACTTATCTACATCATCTGATTCTTCGCATAATACCACATGACATTTGTCAGCATGACCTGTATAGATCATATCAACTAAGTCTTTATTTGTAAATCGCGGGATACCGAGAGAGTCTGTTTTCATAAGCATACATGTATTTTAACTGATATTGATCAGATTGTCAAGAGAATTATCGCCATCTTGTTGATTTTGTTTTTGTAAACTTTTGGATCTGCGTTCTTGCATTTCTAATTTGTACATTTCTAATATAGCTTGTACTTGCTGTTGTAGTTGTGGATTAGCGCCTGCCTGAAAATATTTACGCTGTAATTCTACTATTTTATTTTCAATTTCGGCGTCTTTTAGTTCACTAAAGCTATCAACTAAAGGATTAAACATTAGGTAAACACACCATGACTTTGTGCAAACAAAGAAATTCCGCCGTTAGTTGTCCAAAAGTCAATTATTATAGGATTTGATGAACTTGTAACTATAAATGGATTAGGAAAGTTTGCATCAGTTTTCATAGTTGCTCCGCCTTCTCCTGCAAAAATTACTGTTCTAGCTACATCGTTAGCTGTAATTTCTAAACGCATTTTACCTAGTTTACCACTTACAGGAAGATCTGCAATAGTCAAAGTGACGTCACCAGTTACTTGTACAGTTTGGTAATGGCCAAATTCCCAACTGATATTCTGTGATGTTCCAACAGCTCCGTTTGCATAAACTGTTTCGGTATTTTTAATTAATTCAGCTTCTTGTATTTTACTACCGTTAAAATCGTTGTCAGCATTTAATTTTGCTGTGCTACTTTGTAATGATGTAATTTCGGTTGCTGCTTGTTCTAAACCTGTTTTTGTAACTGTAAAGTTTGTACGAAAGCCTTGACTATCGTTATCTTGTCCTGCTACTGGGTAAGTTTCATCAAACCCAACTGTTGTAATTGTACTGGCCATATTTATTTCTCCTGCATTATATTTATCATTGTTATACGTTGTACTCGTAATTTGCGAATACTATATATTGTTCGTCTGCTACGCCTTCTGAACTATCAATTAATACCCGGTCAATATCAAAGTCAAACACAGAAAAGTCTATGTTTTCTAGATTTAGTTTATTAGCTACAGTTGCACTTGTACCGGGCTTACAATAACACAATGGTATTGCATTTATCATGCCTAGTTCAGCTATTTGATTAACTTGACTACTTCTCATCCACAACGGCATAAAATTCTTTTCAGTTTCACCTATTGCCCTAATGTTATCTTTCATATGATCAGTTGCACTATTATATCTAGTTGTGTCTTGAGATCCGTCTACAGTTATAGCTTCTAAGTCTACTGTAACAGTATTTTCCGGATCTGGTCTTAGTTTACGACTTACTAATACTCCTGGAGTAAATGGTACAGCTAAAGGATAGCTAGATCTACTTAATACATCAAAGTCAGGTGCTACTCTAATAGGGATATCATTTGTTGTGATATTTTGTGATTTAATAAAAACACTATCACGCTTTTTAACTTTTAAGTCATCGCCAAATTTATATACCAAATCAGTAGTTTCTTCTCTAGTTCCTATTGAAAGTTTATAAAGATCGTTATCGTATAAATCATCAGTTGTTGTATACTTGGTACTGTTTATTAATATTTTATCTTTATTTGCTATCTTAATTTTCTTTTTAGTTTTTATAGGTTTTTGTGATACTTGAGGATCTATAACTTCTAAATAAACTATTTCGTATATAACTCTTTGTGTACCAGGAGTTTTAGCAACTGCTGTTTTTATTTTTCCTAAATGATATCTTTTGCGTTTTGCATTTTGTGATAAACTACCTACAAATTCTCTTATATGTTTCGCTTCAATTCCTGGATATAGTAACATTTTAATAGTACTTTGTAATCCAAAGTTAGGATCATTAGGTCGATACAATGTTTCAGGTGTAAAAATAGAACTGTTGTTGATAATATCAGCATAACTCCTACGTTTTTCCGGAGTCATCATTGGTGCCATATATAAATTGCTGTATAATTTGTTATCAGGATCTGCAAGGGTAATAGTAAATTCTCTATCAATTGCACTAAATCCAAATTGATCTTGTGCTGTAATAGTAAATTTATATGTTCTATCAAATCTAGTTTCATTTTGATCTAGTTTTAAATTTCCTGAATCAAAAATTGTTAAACCTGGATTTCCAACTTGTCCAAAACTATTTACCTTACCAATTATTTCTCCGTCTAATGATAAAGTCAGTCCGGGAGGTAATTGTCCTGATTTAATTGTATAAAGTAAAGTTCCATTAGGTACTGAAGTAGTAGCACTTACTGAAAGTGTACTAATATAGTTTGCACTAAAGTCTCCAAAGTCTGCTAGTGTATTCCATTTAATTGTACTATCAATTTCACCTAATAGTTTTATACTAAACTTCTTTTTACTTGTAGCTACTTCTTGACCTGATAATGTTATAGTACCTAAATTTATAGATGTTGCTTTAGGTATAGTATCTAACAATGGTGTTGTTAAGTTTAATACGTCAAACTCTGAACTAATTGTAGATAAGACATTTAATACTTCGTATGTTCTTCCGAGGTATGTAAACTCTCTTCCAGGAACATATTCTAAGTACTGGGTATCGAGTTTGTTAATTTTAAGTTGTGATAGTCCTTGATTGGTTTCTTCTTTTGCAAATTTTAAAAGTTGTACCCTGTCAACATCATAACCTATTCGCTGTGCTGCAATCGTAAAATTATATTCTTTTGTAACAGCCGGCTGATAAGGCACACGCCCTGCAATTTCTCCTGTGGTTGCATCTAGTTCTAATCCTGGTGGAAGTATACTAGGTGTGTCATCATCATTTGTTGTTTTTAAATAATAACTAACAACACCACTTAGTGTATTTGGATCAATTATATCTAATATAAGAGTTACATAGTTATTTGCACGTCTATATCCAAAGTCGCTTGGAGTAATCCATATTGGTACTCTAATATGTGTAATATCTGCCTGGAATGTTCCAGTACCAACTTGCATAATTGTATTGTCTGAACGAAGGAAATCATCACCGACTACATAAATTGTAAATGTACGCTCAGCAATTGAATCACCATCACTAACGCTTACAGTAAATTCATAATAACGATTTAATTTTTTTGGAGATCTAGTCGGAGTACTTAAATCGTAAGTAGTAATATCATAATAAAAACTATCAAATCCGTTGTTATCCGGAACGCTCCAGTCAAATCCTGCCTTTGCATCTTGATCAAAACCAACTTCGTCATACTTACCAGTTGCTGTGGCAAGTTCAATTGCTCGTACTGGATCAACTATTCCTACTAAACGACCATCTGGTGTTAGTTTTATTCCAGGAGGTAATGTGCCTCCTCTACTTCCTATAAAATATTCTAATACTTGACCTGCTTCAGTATCAGTATCAATTACTTGTAGTTGAAAATCAATAGGCGCACTATCTAAAATGAAATAAGTATTGTTGTTACCTATTGCTAGTTGGCCTGCTGGCGTTTGCCACTGAGGGTCATCTGCCCCTAATACAACAATCTTAAAAGTTCTATCACTTATTTGATTATTATATGTTGCACGTATTACAAATGTACTTGTAGTTTCTTTTGAAACTTCTCTTGGTGTGCCTCGCAAAGAAGTACCGTCTAAATATAACCCACCAGGCAACTCACCGCTAATAATTTGAACAGTTGCATTAGATTCTGATAATGGTAACTGAAACGGTGCAATAGTTACTTGCTCTTCTAGTGTAAGAAGTGTGTCACCTGAATTTTTATTCCAATAGTTTGCCATATATTATTTCCTTATATAGCATATTTATCGCTATACTATTGCTCCAAAGTCTGAGCCTATGCTACCCGGTGAAACTATTGTTCCATAATCTATTGATTGTTGTGATACAAAAAAGTCTAACGCATTAGTTACGTTTACTACTACTGTACCATAATCAAATCCTAAAACATTACCTAAGCTGTTATATAGTGAAGTTATGTTTATGCCATCAACGGTACCTGTTAACGCACCTGTTATTGTGTTCGCTGTAAGTATGCCTACATCAACAATATTATTATTATCTGCATTAAGTGGTCCGCCTAATTGTGGAGCAGTGTCACTTAGTACTAATCCTGAAGGATCAATATTAACTGTAATACTATTACTTGATGCAGTAGTAGTAATATTATCTCCGCCAGTTACTAGTAGTGTTCTATTAGCCCCTGCAATAGATCCTGTACCAGTTGAACCTTGTAGTACAATAGTTCCGGTATTGCTAATTGTAACAGTATCTGCATCGTTGGTTATTTGTATGTTTGTTCCTGAAACTAAACTTTTTAATCCAATAACACCATTTTCTTTAGAATAAAATATTCCAGTACCTTCGCCTAAATTGTCAGCTGTTGCTTGTCCTTCTGTCCTTGCATCTAAGTCATCAAAGTTGTTGTTGACTTTTACGAACGCTTGTCTTAGGTCATCACCTGTTCCATCGTTTGCTAGTGTTCCTACATTTATTCTAGTTATTGCCATTTGTTGTCTCCGTTATACTATTCCGCTTAGTGCTGTACGTTTCCATCCAGATGCTGTTTTTATATATAAGTAGTTGTCGTCATATCTTATTTCGCCTGTGTCACCAGGATCAGCATTTGCTGTTGGTGCTGATGCTGTTGTTGCAACAATTCCACCACTTAGTACTGTTGCTGAGATTGTTCCTGCAAAATATGCATCTTTAAATCTTACTGCGTCTGAACCTAAGTCCCATGTATTGTGTTGATTAGCATTTGGTACAACATTTCCTCTTATAGTTCCATCTAAATTTACCGCGGCTAGTATGCTGTCAATCATCATAGTTGAATCATCTGCAAACACACTACCAACTAAGTCGCCAGAGTTGTTTACATCTACAGTAACAGTCCCGTCAGTTAATTGTGTAAGTGTAACAAATCCGCTGTCGTTGGTTAGTGTCGAAATATTATCACTAGGTTGTACAGCACTTTGAGCCAATGCTCCTTGTATAGTTGTTGCTGCATCTGTAATTCCGTAACCACCTAGTGTTGTAGGTTTCCCTGTTAAATCATTAAATGCAACAGTTGTTAAATAACCTGCATCATTAGTAAACACACTTACATTATCGCCATTGGATCTATAACTTGCGTCATTTGCAAATTGACTTACGTTTGTTGGTACTCCAGTTAAATCACTATATGCTGCTGTTGTAGCAATGTTAGCTAAAGGATTACCTTGATATGTTAGTGTACCTGACATAACAATGCCTGCTGCATTAATATTTCCACTAGCTGTAATATCTACAACTCCTGTAATACTATTACCAGTAAGCAATAAGTTATCGCCGCTGGGTATTTCTTTAATTTGATTATTGTCGGATGTATCGACTACTAAAGGATATCTATTGGCCATTTTGTTCCTCGCTATATGTATTTATTTTATTCATTATACTCTTCCTACAACAGCATGGACTGTGCCACGTTCTGTATCGTCTTTAGTTCCAATTGCTTTACCAATTACACTTCCTACTTTAGGATCATTATCAACAACAGCATAACCTGGAATTGAACTTGCTACTAACATATCACCTTTAGCAACTGCACCAATTACATTTACAGGAACTTTACCTTGTAATGCTGTAAGTGTTTTTATACCTTGACATTCTTGGTTCATTGTGTAAGCACTTTGATCACTTACAACTCCAGCTACTCTTGTTGAACGATGTTCAGTACTTTGTGTAACTTCTTTGTCTCCACCAAATACAAGAACTGTTCCGACAGCATATTCAGTATCGCCTTCGTAGTACTCAGCTAAGTCAGCGTATGTTGCTTCAAAGCGTGAGCTTGCACTTAGACTCCATCTACCTGTTACAGTACCTGTGGTAGCTGCTGCACCTGTTGTTAATGTACCTGCTTGTATAGTACCAACTGTCATTTTATGTGTACTTGGATTATACATTGCATGTGAGTTATCAGTATCAATGTAAGGACGTTGATAGCCTGAACCATTATTAGCACTAAACAACACTTGATAGTTTACATTGTCGTTCTTTTCGTCTACGTTAATATTGTTAGCATTCGTTGCTGTACCAGTAACATCACCGACAACATCACCAGTAAATCCAGCTGAGCTAATTTTACCTTGTACAGCGCCGTCAGTTACAAAAGTAATAACGTCAGCGCCACCATCGGCAAATCCTGTGTTAGTACCTAACCCTATACCTGTACCATTTGAACCTTGTTCGTTTGGTGCTTCGATGAAACTTGTGTAAGTCCATCTTGCTGCAATACTTGATGTTTCAGTTGTACCGCCGCCTGCTCCGCCAACTGTTCCGTATGGTGAATCTTTGTGGAATTGGCTTTCAACTACACTTGGCATATCACCAACATTAATTGCACCACCTGTTTCTATTGATGGTTTAGTTGATCCAATTGCTGTAAGTATTGTTCCACCTTCAGGAGTACTAAAGGTTAAAGTGTTTGAACTTTCACTTAATACTACATTAGTTGCTGATCCACCAATAATAAATGATGTTGCTTGTAAACTACCATCGTTTCTACGTTTTGCAATACTAGTTGCTTCGTTGTTGTATGCAATTTCACTTACACTATATGCACCAGCACCAGTTTTAATTAGAGCTTGTCCTGGATCGTTAACTGGATTACCATATGCTAGTGCCGCACCAAAATCTCCATCTGCAAGTCCTAGACCTTTGTCAATGACATTTGCATAAGTGTCAATCTCTGGGCTACCACTACTATTTGTAGTTCTACCAAACATTTGATATTGTGTTAAAACTGGTAAGTCTGCTAAATCAATTTCATTTGCTTTTATAGTTACCCAACCATCTGTTACAGTAAAGTCATCATCATCAAAACTCGCAAGTCCTAAATCTGCCTGTGTAATACCTGTTGCATCTGATCTTGTTGAAGCAGCAGTCATGTTTAGCTTGCTTTGATCAATCGCTGCTGCATCGTTCACATCTGCATTTAATATTGCTTGTGCTTCAATTTGCAAATCAAATTCTGTATTTGAAGCACCTCTAGTAACAGTTAAATTAATATCACTTGCTGTACTTTCAACTGCATTAACAATTTCATCAACTGGTGCTTCTAATATTGCACTTGAAACACTTGGGCTAGTTTGCTGTACTGAACCTAAACCACTAAAGTCTGTTGCACCTGGGGTATATGTAAGTATAACAACATTTTGGTTAAGTACTTTATCAAAGCGTGATTCTCTTGAAATAAGTGTACCAGTCGCACCGCCTGCTCCTGTAAGTGCCTTGTTTGCACTACTTGGATCAAACAATGTGCTTGACTCTGGTTCAACAACAATTCTTCTAACACCCGAGTAAGTAATTAATTGTTTTGTTTTATTAGGCGCACTAGCGATAGACTTAGTAACGTTTCTAAGATCTTCAAATTCATCATAAGCTGATACAGCTTGATCTAAGAAGTCTTTGGTAACAGCATCGTTAGCATCAGTTGGATCCAATAAGTTAGCAATTTTATTACTACTCATATCCATTGTGCCTTCCATAGCAGTTGACCCATTCAGTGCCATAAAGCCTGGAGCAATTCTATTAGAACCTGTAAGTTGTGCTGAGCCATTGTGTCCTAAACGTCTACTGACATAGTTTGCAATAGCTTTTTCTGTTGGAACTGCTGTATCTGATAAATCTGTAAATAATTCATCATTTGAGAATTCATCAATTGTAACACCTTCTTTAAATCCTAATGAAGCAGCTCTTGAAATACCAACTTCACCTGCGAATGTAATAGATCCTGTGCTTTGATCTACAACAAAATACTTACCAACTCTAAAGAAGCCATCGTTGTCTGAAGTAATAAAGAATACTCTACCTTTTCTACGTTCCCAAACTTGCGAAGTAGCTGCATTATCAGCGTCAGTATAATAACCTGCTTTTGCAGATGAGCCGCCGAGTGGTTCGCCTAACAACACATTTGGATAGTTACTTGTGTTAAATCCACCTGTACCTATTTCTGTAAAGTCGTGTCCTGTTGCACGTAGTAACGAAATAGCAATAGTAATTTCTGCTGTAGTTCCATTAATTATACCTGCATAAACATTTCTTGCTGTAGAAATAGTACCAATATCATTATTAGTATTACCAGTTACATCATTTGCTGTAATAGCCTGTGTTTTAATGTAGTAAGGAGTATCTGTTTTAGTCCAAGTTCCTGTGCCGCCAACATATGTACCAAATGTACTACCGTCAGTTGGTGTTGTTAATCCTGAATCATCGTATAATACAAACTCATTAGATGTAGCATCACCTACCCATTTTTCTAAACCGTTAAGTTGCGTAGTTCCTTGTAATCCTGTAAAGAGAATCTTGTTACCGTTTATTAAGTTGTGTGCCGCAGTAGTATTAATAGTTACTTCATTTGTGCCGCCGTCTACAGTTAATGTTGTTACTGTTCCTGTATATACAGCTCCGTATTCAATTACTTGTAGTGTTCTTGAACCGTATGTAAATATCATACCGCCAGTATAACCAACATCACCTGGATTCTTGATTACTTGTGTAGAAGCATTTGTAGCATCTTGAACAACTCTAATTGCATCAGCTTCACTAAGTGCATTAATAGACAAATATGTATCTGTTGTTGCTGCACCCATTGTTCCACTACCACCAACTAAACTTGCATTTGTAGTGTTGGTTAAAGGATCTAATGTTATTGGAAGATATTTAAAGTCAGTATCAAACACTGCTTTAATTTGTGTACTAGTTAAGTCTAAGTTTTGATCATCTTTTGCAGTAAATCCTGTACTACGATAAGTTGTTAGATCACTTTCGTCAAAGTTTATAGCTGTGCTTGGACGCTCAGTTATGGCCTGACTTGCAACACCTTCAAAAATTAATGTTTCACCGTGTCTATATTCTACAATACTGTCATGAGCCAGTGCTTCTTGTAAGTCTGGAAAGAAGTCGTTGTTGCTTGAACCTTCTTGAATTGTTAGTCTGTAAATATCATTACTGAATGTGCCTGCTGTTGTTTCGTAAACTAAACTTGCTTTAACAGTAAGGTCGTTTGTTACATCAATACCGCCAATGTCTGCACCACTGATAACAATATCGTCATTGATAGCAAACGATGTCCCGCTATTTGCAAGTGTTATGGTAGGCACTCCTGAAACTAGAGTTACATTAAATTTTGCACCTGTTCCTGTACCTGAAGCTGATTTTTGTAAAACGTTTGTAAATATTCCACTACCGCTCGGTGGTGTTCCTGTGAATCCGTTTCCTCCACCAATTGTTGCATCAAGTGCATTAATACCGGTTGCAACTGGAGAACCTTCCGCTCCTGAATCACCGTCGTTGTTTGGTGTAGATAAATTTGTTACATTAGTAATTTTATAGTTTAATGGACCTGCTGTTGGATGGTCAATAAAAACATAACTATTTTTTAGTGGTCTTTCTCTAAAGTCATATGCTGTGAAACTTGTATCTGCTAGTGCATTAGTAAATCCACCTGTTGCATATGTAAACGATTTTACTGACTGGTTAGTGTCTCTTAGTGTAGTAACCTGATCTGGAATCTCGTTTGGATCAGCGCCTTCAGCAACTAAGCCAAAGTTACCATAACCGTTAGAACCGTTTAATGATCTAATCTCTGAACCGTTAGCTGCATAGTATGCCGCATGTGTGTAGTATGTAAACATACTAACCATTTCAGAGAACGCACCGTTGTTAGTAACAAGTCCGTAACCTAAGTCGTTGATCTGTGTAAAGTCGTTTCCTAGTATTGATCTGTTACCAGCTGTTTGTAAGAATATATCTTGCACTACGTCTTGTGCATCATGTCCAACTGCTCCAGGTAAATCAGTTCCTGTTTTATTGTATCCAAGTGTACTATTACTTTTTGGATCTAAATATAATATTGCTCTACCAGTTCCACTATCATAATTTGATATAGCATTTACCTGATAACGTATTCCTTCATAATAGAATGGTGCTGGCAGTTGCGGTAAACGTAGTTTTAAACCTTGTGGCTCGCCACCTACATCTAAACTTTCTACACCAATAGCAAATGCACTTAAAGTTACATTACCACCACTTATACTAACGTCTGTTGAATTTCCGCTGTTCCCAATAATACGCATCGGTATGTTACCACAATATGCATCAACATACATTCCGCCTCTAAATGCCTTCTTGTTTGCACTTAAAGAGAAACTTGAAGCTGTTTGAATATAAGGTGATTTAGTTAATACTTGTCCGTCTGGATCAAGCACACACATAAAGCCTCCATGCCCTTGTACTGTTACATTACGAACGATAGTTGCATCGTCCATTAAGAACACATCCATTTCATCATTGCGTTTTGGAGGATTAAATAAACTTGGATTTTCTAATGGGTATTGTACAATATCAATTAGTTGTCCGACTAGTGATATATCTCTAGTAACTTCAACCCATTTTTCGTCAGTAAGTATAGTATTACCAGTTCCTATTTCAATTACTTCGTCACCTGCAGAAGAAGTATGCGTTGTAGTCGTTCTATAATATCTTGCTCCGCCTCCGGTGCCTCTTACAACAAAGTCACCTTGCGTGTATCTAACACCCGATGCCCATGTAGTTGTTGCTGCACCTTGCGAAATGTCTGGATCAAATTGTGTTCCTGCACTTTTTGTTGGTGCTGTTCCTGCAATTAATTGCGCGGCAAGTGTACTAATATGACCAATTGCTGCTGCTGTTTCGTTTTCTTGTCCAGCAAAGCCACCGCCAACATATGCACTAAAATATTCGCCTTGGTTTTGTAATGCAAACTCTCTACCGCCTTTTTGTAAATCTTTAATTACACCATCAACAATGTAACCGGTGTCTCTTCGACATTTTACTTCGTTGTATGTAAAGTTTAAGAAGTTGTTGTCAATAAATGTAATTACGTTATTAATGGTTGCTGCCGCTCCTGCATCAATTGCAGATTTAGCCGCTTGTTCGGTTGCACTTTCGTTTGTTACATCAGGCATAACTTCTGCCGGTAACCCACCAATGCCATTAGCTGTAATAACATCAGTTACAATAGTAATTAATGTATCTAATTGTGTTGCTTCTGTTGCTGTAGCGTTAGCATTTGATGTATCTTGTACTTCTACGTTACCTGCAGTCGGTGTAACACTAACACCTTGCACAACATCTCCAATAACTGTGCTAATATGTGTATATGAATTTACTGTCTTAGCTTGTTGTGCTACAGGAAGTTGTGCCACAGCACCTTCAAAATAACTTTCAGCAACTATTCTTGACGCATAGTTACCACCATATAAAATATCGTATGTTAATGCATCAACAAGATATTTTGCATCACGCAAACATTTTGCTTGATTGTATCCTGCTGGAGGAGTATTAGCATTTACAAATGCAACAACTTCTGCTGCTAAGAAATCTCTATTTGCTTGTAAATGTAATGCTGCATCATTTGCATCTGTTGTAGGTAATGCACCTGGTACCGGAAATACTAGTGCGTCTGCACTTGTATCTGTGCTTACAACACCATTTGTTGCAATGTCTATAATTTCATTAAAGTAAGCAAGTAGTCTAGTATTTGTAGTTGCATCTCCGCCGCCATTTGTTGCTAGTGTTTGTGCCGCATCTCTTAAGAATGTAATAGCACCTATTGTAGCGTTAAACTGATCACTTAGTACATATGCACTGTTTGCTCTTTGATATGCAAGTCCGTTTGTTACAGCATTATAGTTTGTGCCAAATGCAATATCAAAACCAGCACCTTCTAAAATAATTGCACTGTCTCGTCTACATTTTGCTTCATCATATGAAAAGCCTGTATTAACAAATGTAGCATTAATAAATGCAATAACTTCGTCAATAATAAATTCTTTATTTGATTTAATAATGCTTGCAGCTTTATTGTATTTTCCTAAGTTACTTACATTTGATCCTACATTAATAGCTCTTGTGTTAGTTGTAAGATAGTTAAAACCAAAGAATCCTGTTACGTCTCCAGACTGGTTAGTAAAAGGTGTACCTGTTGTAAGTAGAGTATTACCGTCAAATTCTCTATCTCTATAGAAATAAGTCTGTGCCCACTTACTTTGTGATACACGATTTTTTGGACGTATAATTACTCGTCTAAATTCATCACCTTTAAGTGATACGTTGTTAGGAAGTCTAATAGGATAGTCTTCTTCATATATACCTGACTCAACTCTAATTGTAACTTGTTTTGCTTTAACAAAGTTACCCATTTCAAGTTCTTCACCTGGTGCTTGTGTTGCGTTATCTTGTGTTGCATCAAATTCTTTTGGCTCTAGTAATTGCATAAAGAATGTAGTTTCATTTGTTGTTTGGCTAAATGTAATAATTCTACCAACAGCACCTGAACGTTTACCTTTGATTACTTTACCTGGTAATGCATCTACGTTGTCTGGATTTGTTTGATCAATAAATCCACTTGAGTTATTATCAACAGTTAAGAAATATCTACTACCGTAAACAATATCAGCGCCTACATCGATTCCGTTTTCAATAATATTATTTAATAGTACAACATTGTTAGCAATGCCTGCTGCTGTATTTGGTTCTGCTCCGCCACCTGAGCCGTCACTTACTTGTGTACCTGTTGTGTCTTGTTGGAATTTAGTTTGGTAACGTAATCCGAAACTACCAATTCCGCCATAACTTCCAAACGCCTGATTGTCAAACGGTGTAGTTAATCCAACGTCTGCAAATAGTTCTATAGTAGTTGCATCAATTACTTTAACATATATAAATTCTCCGTTTATAGATGCTTGTCCGCCACTTACGTCAAAGAATTGAATAATGTTTCCGTCTTTTAATCCGTGGTCACTTTGAGTTTTTGCTTGTGCTGGGTTTGTTCCGTCGTATGCTGTTAAGCCATCATTAGTTGACAATAACGGCTTTGTATTTAATCTTGCATTTTGTAATACAGCATCATTTATAAGTTCGCCTAAGAATCTAAATCCGTCTTTGGTTTGTTTTATTTGTGTAGTAATTGCAATTCTACCACTTACACTTGAATAATATCTTTCAGCAGCTGTTCTTGTCAAACTGTTAGCATTATTTCCTCTGTTAGCGTCAATCCTTAAACTATCAATAATTAAACCTAAATCTCTTTTACATGTATCTACGTTGTATGTAAATTCAGGATATGTAAATCTTATATAAGCAGATGTTTCAGCTATCAAAAAGTCTTTATTTAATTTTAGAGTTGTATTTGTTATAGGAGCAACGCCGTTTTCTACGCCTTGAGTATCTACTACACAATCTGTTGTTGTGCCACCAGTTGTGTGTGCTAGTGTTTGGAAATATGGTCCTGGCTCTTCAGGTGCTGTTTTAATTAATTCTTCTGCTCTACGTGCAGCTGCGTTAATTGTTCTAAATGCATAGATATCTGAAGTACCTTCTTTTCCGTTAGGAACACCTTGCATACTATCATCACCAATTGTACTAACACTTAATACTTCTGGTGAACTGTATGCTGTGTTGTCAACATAAAATTTTGTTGCTGCTTGTAAATCTTCTGCACCGTTAGGAGCGCCTTGACCTTTTAAGTCTCCGGGATGATCATTTAGGAAAAGATCTCCTGCCATGCTGTCGCCTTGACGTCTTACAATACTTTCTCTCGGCATACCTACGTCTTTTAAGAAGTTTCCTTCTAGTGTGCTATCGAAACCAGCATCAGTAATAGTGTGCGTATCAGAAGATGCAATAGTACCAGATACACTAATTTTGTTTGCGGCTGCTTCTGTTGCTGATTCTGTTACAGCTTCTTCAGCTGTTGCAAACACAGAAAGTTGATCATCTGTTGCATATCTTATGTAATATGTTAATCCACTTACTAGATTTGTTGGATCAGTATCTTCTGCTTGGAAGATAAATGCCGTACCGTTAGCACCACTGTCGTATCCATGTCCGTTGATAAACAAGTTTCCATCAACATACGAACTAATTGTTTTAATATACTGAGTATTTGTTGCAGGCTCAGGCGCAATTCTTATTGGAAGTCCACTTGTAATGTAACGTCTATCAGCATATCCTCTTGTTATAACAAGATCATCAATGGTATAATTAGTTGTTTTACCAGGTTGGTTGTTTAAACTGTTAGCTGCACTTTCAGTAATGGCTACTCCTGCTAATGCAAATCCACCGCCGTCAACATGAGCGCCAAATCCTGGAGCAACGTTATCGTCGACTATGGCACTAAATGTAGTTGATAATATAATCTTACCTGGAACACTAGTTGTGTCAACAGTAACACTATCAGTTTGATTTCCTAAATCAGTATCACTGCCAATAGTGCTGTAAATGATTGCTGTTCCTGCTGTGTTAGTAGTTAAAATCTTACTACCTTCTAGTGTATCAGGAGTATCACCTAGTGTTGTGAATCCAATTTGTCCACCTTGTCCAAATACTGCATACAGTTCTTGGAAATTTTCGTTTACTTTGCGGAAGGATTCTCTAATACTATCGCCGGTGCCGTCATTACCTTCAACACCAATGTTTACATCTTGTTTTGCCATTTATTTGCTCCAAAGTTGGTAAATTACCATTGCTATAACATATTTATCGTTTACTTTTATAATCTTAATGTAAATACAGTATGTTCATAAAAGAATACACTAAAAAAACAACACATATACGTAAAAGCAAACTAGGTGCAGAACATACATATAAGCGAAGTCAAACTGTTGCTGTATTTAAGTGTGATAGCTGTGATAATGTGTTTAAACGTCTTAGGAGTAGTATGGATCCTAAACGGTTAAGTAACAATTATTTTCATGTGTGTGAAAATTGTAATGCTAAGGTTTTTGCCCAGAAAAAGGGTGTTGAAAAGAAAAAGATGTGGGATTTGCCTGCTAGTAGTAATATACCTATTAGTAAACTTTAGGCTGTTTCAACAGGAATATTCAATTTATCCATGTCAAAGTTGACGCTTACTCCGCATCCACATGAGCTGTGTGCATTAGGATTAGTTATATCAAACATAGATCCCATAATGTCTTTTTTGTAGTCTACAACAGTACCTATCATAAACATAATACTATGTGAACCTATAATAAAATTATTACCACCTGGTGTAGCAATTATTTCATCGCCTTCTTCTATTTCTTGTGCATCACTAATTGTACCCCAGTCATACTCAAAACCAGCACATCCGCCGCCTTTCATATTTAAGGTAACAGCAATAGCATTATTTTCTTTACAAATAGTATCAATTTGCGTCTTAGCTGATTCAGTGAGTGTACAAATATTCATTATTAGTCTTTCTTCCAGATAGTCCAAGCACCGTATGCAATAGCAAGTCCTGCCGCTATTTTAGCTAATGGTGCTAAAAACAATACCATAAGTCCTAATACAATAAGAGCCGCTCCGTCCCAAGATGTGCGTTCTTTCATTCTTGCATCGATCCATGATTTAAGCATATTTCTCTCCGTTAGCTGTAACAGCACCTGCTGTTTTCATTGCTACTTGTGATGTTTTTAATTTTGTTGATTGCTTTACAGGAACTTGTGTTCTCATGTTTGCTCCTGCACCTGGTTTATCCGGGCGTGGGCTTACAATCTTATCAACTTTTAAGTCTTTACCACTGTCTATATACATTATCTTTTACTCCTCACGAAAGCGTCTAAACTTTCTAATGTTTTTGTTTGCCTTGCTAGTTTACGTTCTAAAACTGTAATAGCTGTTCTTTGTTTACGGATTTGGTCTTCTAAACTTTGTACATAGCGTTGTGTAGGAATTTGGTTTTCTGCTCCATCTTCACTAACCATTACTATATGGTCTACGCCTTGGCCTTTTAATCCGCCACTTACACGATTAGGATTTTTATCCGATGTGTTCGAGGATTGGGCTTGCTGTGCGTTGCGTCCGTACATTTTGTTTAGATAACTCATTCTTCTTCTCCGTATTGTATTTATGTAGAGCGATACTGGCTAGGTTCTTACATTTGGATTCACACATAATATCTGCATAGGGTAAGAATGACAATGCATAGTCATTGACAGCATTGTTAGGATAATAGTCACTGTGGGCTCGCAACTTACCTTTTTTGTGTCCTGCTTCTAATAGTGCTGGAAAGTCTGGCATTGAGTCGTGTGCAAATCCTTCGGGTAGTGCTTCATTGCGACTGTATGAATAGTGTATCGCAGGACGCACACCGCGCCAGCTATCTATCACACGAGCAAATCTATCGTCGGTGGGCTGTATGTATTCACCTTCGCGGCACCAGTGATGGTGTATGTCAAGAACGAGTGCGCAGGTGTCAACAAGTTCGAGGCTGTCTTGTATGCCCCATTTGTTCTCGTCGTTCTCGATCGTAATCGTGTTTCTCGCTTCTGGAGAAAGTCTTTTGTCAACTGCGTGTTTGATACCGGCTGGACCTTGTCTGCCTGATATATGGACATTGCACTTGAAGTCTTGGAACGATTGGCCATAGCCCATCCATCTGATGCAATCAACATGATATTCAAACTCCTCTATACTACGTTCTACGATGTCAGGATTATCTGACGCAAGTACAGTAAACTGACCAGGGTGCATAGACAACCTAACATCAAGTTCACGAGCCTTTGCGCCGACGTGAGCGAAGTTGGTCTCGCAATATTTTCGTACATCAGGCTTGCGCCAGAAGTAAGACCAATCAGACTGAGTATAAACAGGCAGGACGTCACTTCCCAACCTAACCATTCTAAGTTCATTCGGTAGTCCTCCTACATAGTTAATAAGGTTCCAATAACTCTGTATATTGTGAACCATAATATCCCACAATCGTTCTTCAGCAACATCACGTGTCTGTCTGTTGAGCCACTGTACAGTTGTACTACGAGTATTTAGTGGGCGTTGAATTTCTTCTAGTAGTTTCTTCTTCTGCGTCTGATCAGGATGCATGTATTTGCATGCAAAACCAATACGCTGAATATCTTCTTGTTGTTTCAAAAAGTCTCCTGCTGTTGTAAATTTAAGATCCATAAGTTACCATTTTCTGTACGAACCGTCAAGTTCGTGTGTGCCTGAGTTTGACCATGCCCACTGTACACAGTTGTACCATGCATAGTGTGGGTGTTGTCGTAATTGTTTGTACCATTGTATAGCAAGTTTAACACGTTTCTTAAAGTTTGTCAACCTACAAACGCTTTCTCTTGTACAAATGTTCCTGCTTCTTTGTTAGTACCTTCTTTAAATCCCCAACCATCAAACATAGTTGCTACTTCTTTATTAAAGTCTAAATTACCACAAATCATAATCTTATGTTCACTTGTTTCCAAATTAGGCACTATTTGTCCTGCACTTATAAACTGTGTAATTCTTTTGTTATGTCCAGTCCAATTTGTATCTTGTGTAACTATTGCTGTATATTTTATACCTTGTTCTTGTAGGAAACTATCCCATGCTTGTAGTTCTTCTGCTTTACGCACACTCCAATACACATGTATCTGATCAAAGTAATCATACGTTGTAGGGTCTCTTAGAAGCGAAATAAAGGGGGCTATGCCGGTGCCCGTAGCTAACAGCCATAAGTTACCGCCTAGTGCCAAATTATTAAGTGTAAGAGTGCCTGTAGGCTTTTCGCCTACTATTAGATCATCGCCTACTTTGATATGCTGTAGTTTGCTTGTAAGTGGACCGTCTTGTACTTTAATACTATAGAACTCTAAGTATTCATCATAAGGTCCACTTGTAAAACTATACGCTCTCATTATTGGTTTATTTCTTTGTAACTTTTCTGACCAGTTGTCAAGACCTATCATTACAAATTCACCTGCAATAAATTTATAAGTAGAAGGTCGTTCTGTTCTTATTCTAAACAGACTATCCGTATAATGTTCTACATCAATTACTTTTAATTTCATGCCCAGTTCTCTTTGACCCAAGGGTCTTCGCAATTTTCAGGATTAGGATCTCCATGAAAAACACAGATACATGTCTCTGGTCTAGGACGAACATTTTCTATATGTTCTAATTTTCTATTACCTTTTGTGCCGCCAGTTGCAAATGTTCTACTAGATCTAATTTCCCATTTCCAACTCATAATCCATTCATCAGGAAACAGTCTTGCTTGTTTACCTTGCTTAACTGATTCATGGTACAAGTAATCTTGATCACCGAAATATTGCTTTTGTATTGCTTGCGGATTTTCAATAAACTTATCCCATAGATGTCCAAGTTGTCCTGTTTGAAATCTTACTACACTACTATTATATTGTTGCCAGCCAGGCCGCATACATCTTGTAAAGTCTCTTACTGTACACCAATGGCCGGGTTGAAATTGAAATAGTCTATCTATGTTGTTTGCAATAACAACATCTAAATCCATATAAAGTATTGTTCCTTTGATAGGTAAATCTCTATTATACATATAAGGTTTGTTCCACCATCCTGGTAAACCACTTGGTGTTGGTATAACAATAATATCTTTATCTAAACCTTTTGGGTCTTCAGTCATACATGCAAATTTATAATCAACAGTTGTGTGTCGTTTGACCATTCGGTATAAACGATTTACGTATTCAGCAGAGTACTTTTTACCATGCTTTAAACATAATACAAAATACTCTCCTGATTGTTCTGGAATATAAAGTTGTTTAGCTTCTTTTTCTCTTCTACGTTTTTCACGTATCTTGTGCCATTCAGCTTTAGTATAAATTTCTTTGTCAATCTTAGCCATCAAATCTAATCTTCTGTGTTTGAAATGGAGTATAGATTGCACTATTTGCTCCATGCTCAGCACATTCGACAGATTCAACCCAACAGCGATCAGCACTTGCTTCTCTAACTAATTTGTCTGCAAAGTTAAATGCATGTTCGGCAAACTTCTCTGCACCAACACCATCAAATTGTCTTATCTCTGCAAGTCCTTTTGACTCAAGCAATAGTAAATCATCCTTCATAGGATCATCTTTGTCAATGCAAAGTTTGTGATCAAATGAATCTTCAAGCCATGCTTTTACTTGTTTCAATCCGCCAAAGTCAACTGCCCAATTTTTATTATCTAGTTTTGCACATCCAAAAGTAAATTTAAATTGCAAACTGTATCCATGTAACAGATGACAGTGTGAATGATCTGCGTTAGGTTGTCTAAAGACTGCTGAAAGTCCTATGTTGTGTCCGTATGTTTTTGTGCTATAATAAGCCATATTATTCTCCTATTTAATAGCGGCAGAATTAGGAGGGTTGACGCTAAGTCCTCTTTGTAATGTACTTATTATACTATAAATTGTCTAGTGTGTCAACTGAAACATTTATATATTTCCATGCTTTGGGCAAGTTCCAGTTGTTCTTTTGGTAAATTATAAATTTACATTTATTATATAACTTAAATACCATACCAATTTGATGTATCCAGTATCTAGGATCAACAGCATTTTTAGTGCTTTTGTTATATCCGACTGTATCTTTATAAATGTTATTTACATTCTTAGTTTCGCTGAATAGATCAAATCCTAATAATTTTACTTCTTTTGCAAGCCCGGCGGCCAGTAATACAGCATAAGGACCACTACCCCATTGAAACGGCTCGTCCCATCTTTCTGTTCCTTCGTATGGTAGTTTAGGAACTTGCTTTACTTTTTGTTTATTTTTATAAGAGTCTATCCAATCAGATCGCGTATACACTGTTGATGTTTCATTAACATTAGCATCTATTGCTTGTTGTACCATTCTTCGATCTACACATATTAAATGATCGACATGAAAGTCACGATGAATCGCATTGCACCCAATTTTTGTATCGAAGTGTTTGTCTAAATCAATATCTTTACGGCTTTCGCCATTGCCAATTACTAACATTAAAATATTTAGCGTGGGTCTACTTTTAAATAGATGTTATCGAACACCTGCTTTTTGTGTGTTTTGAATATCATGTGTACGCATTCAAACTCACCTGTCATACTAACACGATACTCGCCACCTTCTACCATATCATCCGGTACAGCCATGTGCCAGCCGTTTTCTACACGGTCACCTGGTGCTGTGTTTTGTACATAGCGTTTTGTAAATGTGTTTAGGTTGTGTGAGTGTGAGCCATCTGTTGCGTATGCTACGCCATATGCGGCTGTGCTGTTGCATTCATACTTCTTTGAGCCTACCATATAGAACTCTATATCTTTGTCTTTAGTTATTGGATTATTCGTAACGCTGATATGTGTATCTGTAAATACAAATGCGTTATCAAAACTCATATACATTATACCTAGTGCGATTATAGTTACCATACTAAGTCCGCTTATTATGTTAGTCATTGCCTTTATTAAAATAAATTTTTTATTAGTTGTCATTTCTATATTGCTCCAGGTCGTAACTTACTGATTTAAATTCGTCACGTACTTCGGCTAAGTTCTTGCTT